GTCGGGATATAGACGGCGTTGTACCAGTTGTTGTAGGTGGTCTCATCTGTGCTTTCACAGGTCTTGGACTTTACCAGACCGGAAGGCAGCGCAGAAGCCTTCAGCGACAGTGTCTCTGTCTTGACTTCCTTGCTCTCCTCAGTGGTCTGACCTTCAGTTGCAGGACGGGATGCAGAGCAGCAGTACAGCACATGACGAATGTGATTTTTGTCTCCGTCAAACTCAAAGAGCAGTGCGAACTGCGATGTTTCCGCATCGTTGCGCTCAACCAGAACGCCCTTGCTGTCGAGCTGTTCACCGAGGATATCGGTTGCGAAATCGGTAGTGATGAGAGCAATTTCGAGGTCGCCCTCATATCCTGCGTTGTTGTTGATAACGTAGTAAACGGTGTTGTCGGCGTAGAAATTGTCGTTCTCGCCGTTTGCGTCAATGCTCAGCGAGACTGCACCGGGCAGACGGACAGGCGTTGAAAATGTCGGCACACCGTCATCACTCCATGCTGTGATCTTCGCCCAGTGAACCTTGTTCAGACCGAACTTGACCTTGTTTTTCTTCAGAGCCATATTCATACCTCCAATGTGTACAGGACCTCATAGAGCCGTTCGCTCTCGATCCAGGTTTCGGATTTTGTATAATAAATGTTGTGCTGATGCAGTACTTCCTCTACACGCTCCTCTGAATCCGGGGATTTTTCATCGGTGTAAAGCTCGATGTGCAGCCGCTTGAAGCTGACATACATCAGGTTATCAGCACCGAATGTATTTTCACCGGGAGACAGAAACAGCGTGAACGGAGGATCCGGGCTTTCACCCTCTGCGAAATGATGGTACGCAAAGGGCAGCCCGATCTCCTGCATCATCTCGGAAATTTCCTCGTAGGTCACGATAACTCCTTTTTAATGAGCGTTTCGAGCATATCTGTGCCGTTTGCTTCAGCAGGAGCGATATGCGGGATAGCTGCTACACGTCCGCCGCCGCGCTTTGCATGACCGTGTTCAAGCAGATGTGCGATCTGATATCGGTCTTTGCTGTGGACGGTCATTTCCAGTGAGTGGCTGTTTTCCTTCGTTTTCTTCGCTGTCCAGCTTCGCTTGTAGCGACCGGACTTCACAGGAGCTTTTGCGGAGATCTCATTTTTGACGGCGGTCGCTGTCTTTCTTACAGCTTTTTTCATGGCGGCATCTGCAAGATCAGCGTATTCCTCCAGGCCCTCCATGATCTCCGCAGCCATATCGTCAATAGATGTCATCCTTTGATCCCGCCCTTCGTGATTCGCAGATCAGCTTCATATAGTCCTGCGTCTGATAATTCGGCACAATGCCCTTGATGTCATAGTCAATACCTTCAAAGCGGATGCGGTATACGGTAGAAGCCATCTTTTTTGTCTGCGGAGTCTGACGGATAATGACCTCCAGCTTTTGTATCTCTCTGGTCACTCCGGTATTTGTTTCCTCAGCTGCACCGCCGACAGTATTGGATACCGTCACAGAAGCCCAGAGGGAGAACACCTCCTCCCACCGGGCTTTGTGATTTCCGATCGCATCTTTTTTGACATGGTTTTCAAGGACGGCGATCCGCTGATTCAGTTTTCCGATTTCCATCAAACGATGCCCTCCCTCTGTGCAAATAACAGTGCCCTGAGTGTCAGTGTCAGCGCATGATAATCAGCAGTATTGCGGTTCTCATAGAGGTAAGAAACAGTATACAGCATAGCCTGCCGGGATGTTTCCTCATTTTCCGCTAACTGTTTTTCGGTCATGCGTCCCACATCCATCACGAGCCGCTGTGCCGTATCGATCAGAGTGAGGATGAGCTTGTCATCCTCACAGTGGTCAACACGGAGGTAGTTTTTTGTTTCAGGCAGTGAGATCAGATTCACTTATCTGCCCTCCGTTCTTATCAGCCGTTGCCGCCGGTATTACCGCCAGTTGTACCGCCGCCCGTGGTGTTGGACTTCGTACCTGCCATCTTCAGCACCTTCACGGACTCCGGCAGGATCAGACGACCGTCCACACGCTGTGTGGTAAGGAAGCCGACCTGATCGGTGCGGGCATACAGCTCGTTCAGACGGCGGAAGGTGCGGTTCTGACGGTCTGCCACCCAGTAATTCTTCATGTCACCGAAGAGGAGAACACGCTCGCCCTTTGCAATACCGGGCATGAAGGAAGAGGTGCGGATCGGTCTGCCGAGCAGCGTATCCGGCTTTGCGATGTCGAGCGACGGCTTCCAGAGGTAGTTGTCGTTCTTGTCCTTCAGCTTCATAAGCTGCAGAAGGATGGTCTCGTTGCAGACGAACTGTGCGTTACGACGGTAGGGAGACTTCAGGCTGTAGTAGAGGTCGAACACCTCGTCAAAGGTGATCGCAGTCTGGGATGCCGCAGTGACACCCAGCTCTGCACCGCCGGTCTCATCGAGGATACCGAGGGGCTTCTTGTCGCCGTCACCGGTGAAGAATGCACGCTCCTCGGCATTGCCCATTGCCACACCGAAACGCGCAGCGATATACGATGCGAGGTCGAATGCGGAGTCGTGCAGAAGCTCGTTGCTGATCTTGATCATCGTGCCGAGCTTGTACGCAGAGAGCGTGGTCTGACCGAAACGGGTATCGGTCTCCGGGATCTCCTCGCCCTCATCGATCCACTGCGCCTCCATCGTATCGTTGGCGATAGGGATCTTGCGGGTACCGCTGTTTGTCTTGATGACCGTTGCCATCTGGCGGAAGATATTGTTCTCCTCAAGTGCCTGAATCAGACGGCGCTCGAACTCGTCAGGGACAGTGTAGCCGCCCTCGGTGTCCTCGCCGACAGAGAGCGCATTGCGGACTGCAAGCTGATCGCCCTTGTTGCGGATCATATCCCAGAAGGCGGACTTGTACTCGTCGGTTGCGGTCGGGTTGGTGGGCGGCGTATTCTTTGTGCCGGGAGCGTTGGTGACGGGCTTGCTGGTCGGAGCGGAAAGTGCCGCATCAAGGGCGGCCTGCTGCTCAAGACGCTCGATCTCTGCGCCCAGTGCCTGCACCTCACCGGCCATTTTGTTGTACTGTTCCACTGCGGAAGCCTCCACGAGACCGTTCTCACCACGGTGCTTTTCGAGGAATGCCTTTGTCTGCTCCCACAGGGTATTACGCTTGCTGCGAAGTTCCATGATCTTGCTCATATCTTTTTCTCCGTTTCTGCCGGATATCTCCGGCGGTCATAAAAATACAGCTTGCTTATCTCATAAAGCTGAGCTGCTGTTTCAGAATTTCATACGGCATAGAGCCGTCTGCGGTTTTACCGTCCATACCGATCACAGGTATTTCCGGCACTGTAACTGTCGGTGCGGTCAGCCCTTCCTCGGAAGGTTTCTGTGCATCATCTGCCTTGCCGTCATCGGGAGGCTCTGTGACTTCGGGCGCTGCGGAAGCGGTGATCTTTCCCAGAATGGTCTGTCCCATGACACGGGTACTGTACTCCCAAAGGGCATCGCCGGTGTCCAGCTTGAACGGCTTCTTTTCGGTCTCTTTCTTTTCATCGCCCTCATCGTCACCGCCTTCCTGATCGGGCTTTTCAGGCTCGTCCGGATCGTCAGGCGCATCCTCCTTCTTGTCCGGTTCGGGCTTTTCATCAAAGAGAATCTCATCCGCAAAGCCCAGCTCGACCGCCTTTTTCGCATTGATCCATGTCTCATCGGACATGAGCTTGCTGATGCGGTTTCGGGAAAGACCTGTCTTTGCGGCATATGCGTTGATGATGCTCTCTTTGACCTCATTCAGTGTTGCAATGGCTTTTTCCATGTCCTTTGCATTGCCGAAAGCAATGGTGGACGGGTCATGGATCATGAGAAGTGCGGTCGGAGACATCTGCACGGTATTGCCCGCCATTGCGATCACAGATGCCGCAGATGCAGCGATGCTTGCGATCCTGACAGTGACATTGTGCGGATAGTCACGAATCATCGTGTAGATCTCCGCAGCGGCGAAGACGTTGCCGCCCGGCGAATTGATCCAGAGTGTGAGGTCACCGTCTTCGGCATACAGCTCATCTCTGAAATCCTGCGGCGTGATCTCATCGCCCCAGAAGGAATCCGAGTCGATCGGCCCCTCCAGGCGGAGCACTCTGCCGCCGCTGTCATCGTGAATATAGTCCCAGAATTTCGGCATTTACATCCCTCCGTTTCGTACTTTCTTCCTGCGCCTTTTCCGCAGGAAACGGTCATCGGTTTCTTCTTCCGGTGTATTTTCTGTATCTGTCTGCTCCTCAGTGTCATCTTCCCCGGACTCGTCCAGGTCGTATGCGGCACCTGCATCCTGCAGCTTATT